TTCTTGCGAACGTTATGGCTAAACATAGAATCAATATTGAGACTATGCCTAAACAAAACTGGATCAAACTCTATAGCCCGGAAAGATTTCTGAAAGTCGTTAAATTGGTTGTTGGGGTCTACAACAGGTCTAACTGGCTTATCAGAAGGAAACGGACCGTTACCATGACGCGTTATGTATGGTCTAGTAACGTAATTAACCGTAACGGTGTCATTACATCCAATTTGTTTTAGTATTCGATGAGCATTCTGTGATGTTGTATTAGATGGAGTGCAATGGGGCATTATTCCGAATCTTTGGTCTAATAATATACCTTGAGAACCTTCAAAGATAAGATTGTCGTAATCTTCCCATATAGCTTCTAAGGTACTTACTTGGACAGTGTTGAAATATGCATTCACAGTTCTGCACCAATTATCCAAGTCAATTGATGGATATACACTATTCATGTGATAATAGTTGTCTGCTATTGCATTAACTTTCTCCCTAAGAATATGTATATTCAAGCAATCTATAACCATAAGATTATACCCCGACTTCACTCGGTCTAAACACGTTTTAAAACCAGTCCCTACAGTACCATGACGTAGATTTACTACGTCACTTACTTGGGAATAGACGTCGAATGGTACTATGACTTGACATAATGGATTATAAATAATTTTAGGAGTAATACCTAATTTCTTTAAATCCATTGCTTCAAGTGTAGAGGTTACTGGGTCTACAGTACAGTATTCAGACCAATATGTAGGCACTCCTAGCAAGGTTCCACTTCCAAAGTTACTAAATGTGTGCATAAGGTCTCCGTATTTAACAGTATGGCCAACTTGATGTCCACCACTAAACCTTATTACAAGTGAGTTCTCTGGATTCTTAGCACATATATTATGTACCGTCTGTCCCTTACCTTCATCGCCCATAAATGAGCCTAACACTATACTAATCATGATTTTAATAGAAATTTTGTTTGTCTTCGGTAGTTGTACTACTAGAAGCATCACTAGGAGTTTCTGCATACACAGGCTCCTCGTAATTGTCTTTAATTGCTTTAGCAATTACTTTATCCACTTCATCAGATTTGCACATTAGTACATTCTGTCCAAGTAGATTCTTCCAAGATTCAGCCACCCTTGTGCCATAACTGGCATTAGTAATGTGAATGTGGAATACATGGTACTGCTCTTGTGCTTTCAGAATTGCTTCATTAGCACTAATAGAACCAGCACCTTTTTGATACCCTAGAATTTCAGTCAAACTGTTACCTGGGATTCCTTGTAGATTAGGTTCATCACCAATAGTAAACAAGAATCCTTTAGTGTGTCTTTTGAACCAAGAATCGGTTTCAGTGTGATATCCTGCAACTATGTGAGCTAATAAATAGCTCTCACCTGCATTACCACCACCTCCACCTTCTATTACTAAGGACTCTAATGAATTTAGAATCTTCTCAGTATCAGATTCAAACTGTCCAACCTGAATAGGATATCTATCGTATTCGTGGTCTCCAACTGCCATAAACAACAATTGAGGATCACGTACTCCCATTTGCATGACAGAATCCATAATCTTAGGTAAATGGTTCTTAATCATTTCATAAGGAGTATTCATCATTGAACCAGTAACATCCAGTGCAATGATTATCGGAGTAGAGTATGGATGTTCTTGAGAGTCACGACACTCACGAACTCCAACATTGACCATTTCAGCTTTAACTTGAGTATTAAAGCTACGTGCATTTACATTAAATGACGCTGCTGTATTACTAGCATTTACTGAAATGTTCTTAAAGAGCTGGTCACGCGATGCTTTAGCATATCCTCTATCATCGGATAAAGTTCTATAAGCAATACTACTGTAAACACCACTTCCCATGATTAATTATCTAATGGGTTAGTAATGTCTCCTTTTACATCATCCAAATTAATGGATTCTGTTGCATCAGCAGGAAATTCTTCTTCGTCTACCTGCATGGCTAGAGCAAGTTCAATCTTTGCAACACGCAGTTTACGTGCCAATTCATGTCTTGTTTTTACCCATTCAGCCGGATTCAGATTCTCTCCCGGATTCAAAGAGTCTCTTGATTTAACGGCAAGATCATTATGCTTATTGATTTCTCCCTGAATACGGAGTACTTTCAACTTGCAGTCCTGAACGAATCTGTCTTCTTCAATTTTAGTCAATTCATACAGATTCTGTGCTCTTGCATCAAGTACACTCTGACCACTCTTACTCAATTTCTCTTTAAAACTGCTCATTTACATTTCACTTTAACATGTTAACTTCATAAGCATCTCTGTGTGTTAAAAATAATCTAACAATAGCCTAAGACTATCATCGAGCCTCCTACCGGAATCGAACCGATAACCTATCGCTTACAAGACGATTGCTCTGCCAGTTGAGCTAAGGAGGCAATTTCAGAAGACTTTGATATAAAACTATACTGCTGTAGTCTTCTTATGCAAATCAAAGATTGCGGTGCATACGGGAATCGAACCCGTACCCCAAGATAGACAGTCTAGTATCCTAACCTTTAGACCAATGCACCATAGAGCTAGCTTACCTACACTTAACTTCCGTTCCCGGACACAGGATTCAACTTCCGTTCCCAAGTGTATTGTCTCTTCCCGCCAGCTGAGGTATTCCCAATGTTATTGATAGGTGTCCATCTCTTCAAATAACTTGGTATGCTAATGAGACTGGGCATATTTTAACTTAATTAAGTCTACAGAGGGTGGGTGTTAGCCGTTTCTATCCCACCATTGCGTACTACAGTGCTAACTACCGTCTAAGCTTCCATCCCTTACGTCGCCTTAGAGTGTACATGATTATTATTGCCTAATCAGTTACTTGATTGGAAGGATTATGTACAAGGTATTCCCAACGGGGCTCGAACCCGTATTTCCACCGTGAAAGGGTGATTACCTAACCAGTTAGTAGATGGGAATATAAGAGTCATGAATAGGAGGTATAAGCATAGTCTAAAACTAACTCAAAGGCTAAGACCAGCTGCATGAGCAAAGACAAAGATAACGACCTTTAAGGGATTCGTTTTTATATGCAGCTGTCAGTACATTTTATAAGTTAATATGCCAAGATCTGTGGAAACAGATCTTAAAATTGCTATAAACTTTTTATACCTTTCCTATTCACGCAAAGAGAGATTAGAATCTAAAGCGATTCAGGTTCTCTACACCTCAGTAGTGAGAGCTTTCAGCTTCTCATATGTCTTAGTAAGAGCTTCTGGAATAACAATCTTAAGAGCAGCAATTTTACTACGCTCTTCGATTTGCCAAGCTCTGAACTCAGTTCCTTTAGTTTGCATTGTCATATTATAGACTTCACATGCATCTCTATACTTACGTTCAAGTTCCAGATTGTGTTCCTCAACAAGCTTCTTGATTCTGTATTTGTACTTATTTAATGCCCCTTCAACATTTCTATGTTTCTGTTGTAGTTGCATATAATAATCCTCTACTAAATCGGAGCTAATTGATGGGACAAAATGATACATCATTGCATTGACACCTTCTCCTACTAGCTTATTAGGCTGCACCATACGTTTCATCATATCAGTACGCGCCACAGAGAACGGTTTGTCTGGATGGATAAACTTACCTAGAGTAGCTGCTTCAGCTTCTAAGCTGTAATATTCCATTCTTTCTGCAATAGAGAATGTGGCAATAGCATCCTTCTCATTCCACATAATACCTCTTTCAGGCGTTTCGGGAAGATCCTCAAAGTAATCACATAAGTTAGCATTATCAATGAGGCTTAGTTCCTCATCCTTAGCCTTAATAGCTTCACGCATCCAAGCACAGAAAGTATTCATTTCAGCGATTTCTTTAAGAAGTTCTGGTACAGAAGACAGGTATTGTTCGTTTCTACCTTCAGTTAAAATGGCAGCTTCACCTCCATTTAACAATCTTACAGTACTTGTAATAAATCCCACACCCTCTAAGGCTCTGCGATTAGATTCCATACATTCTTTAGCCAAATTAGCTAAATGATTAGCGGAAGTAGAAGTAATTCCCTTCTCGCCAAAGAATACACGATTAATTTCCTTCATATAAATCCTTATTAATTAAGTTAGTACCGGGTACGGGATTTGAACCCGTATTACATGTGTGAAAGACATGCGTCCTATCCAATTAGACGAACCCGACATCCGTTATGCCTTCCAGAAAGTGAATTCTGCATCACTTCCTCTTCCTACGTACTTTACTCCGAATCCATTGGCTCTATAAATAGGTTCTACGTCTAACCAATGATTCTTAATAGCTTCTTCCTCTGTTATATTATCAGATGCTATATAGGCAATCACATCTGATTGTTTAAACGCGGAAGCCAGACCATTCCAATTCTTAACTATTAAAGTATTAAAAGCTAAGATAACCGCATCGGGTATAGACTTAAAGTCTCTACTCATCAATTCCCTTGAATTTAACACTTTCACCATAATTTTAGTAATTAGGTTAATAATAATTTCACAACTCTTATTAATCAGCGCGGAGGCAGCTGGATTCGAACCAGCGGAACCCTTTCAGAGCTCGGCACGTTAGTGACAATATTAGGAATCGAACCTAATATTATCTAAAACTGTATCATATAAATAGTCTTCATAATTTAATGGAGTGTTCTGATTAGTCTTCCTATATGGGATAGGGACATTGATACTCTTTCTGCCATTAATTATTTCAACTGGAACTAGTAACAGAATTTTAGATTCTATATTATATAAAGAGAAGTAATCAATTTCTGATTTATCATATACATGCACTCCAGTACTAGTAGATGATGTTAATCTCCATACAATAACGTTATCTTCAAATCTCTCTGAGGTTTTACATTGTATCTTATTTAGTTTGCCATTGAATTCAGCTATCAAGTCAGCACGTTCATTCTCTCCGAATGAAGTATAGACTGGTATACCTCTCCTAACAAACTCGGCTATCGTAATAGCCTCTCCAATGTTTCCAATTACTTTACTATTCATACATACATTATGCAATGTGCTGGTATAGACCACTCACCCATACCTCCAATTACAGAAGACCTTGCTGTATCATTATTAATGCTGTTCGTCTTCTTAAGCTGTAAAAGATTGTTACTTCACAGCTTCAAAGTTGTCTTCGGTTGGATTATCCTTTTTATCCTCGACAAACATTTCTTTAAATGTCTTCTTAAAAGGAATACTCTTAAGAAGTTCAAATGCTGGGTTGAGATTCTCAGCTGTTTTAGCCATGAAACTACCAGCAGTATTTTCATTACCATAAACAGTAACTTGTCCAAGATGGATATGTTCATACATCTCTGCGGATGCTTCAGCAATGCCTTTAAGCTGATCCACCGTCTTATATTGAACAATCGTTTGTGGAGTCATACCACATTCAATCATCTTCTCTACTGCCTTTGCAGGAGCCATTTCAACAGCAGTAATCTTGTCTGCCTCTGCCATCAAAGATGCTCTCTTACCTTCAGCCTCTGCAAGCAACTTTCTCTTAGTACCTTCAGCTTCAGCTTCAAGTTGCATCTGAGTTGCATTTGCCTTAGCTTCTGCCTCCTTAAGAATTTCAGCAGCTTTAGCTTCTGCCTTAAGAATAGCTTCTTGCTTTACAGCTTCAGCATCAATAATGGCTTTCTCCTTAGCTTTATTAGCAGGCACAATTACCGTTGCATTTAATTCAGCTTCTTTAGCTTTGGCTTCAGCTTCTTTAATTTCTGCAATCTTCTCTTGCTCGGTTCTAGCAATAGTAGTTTCTGCATCCACTTTAGAAATACCTGCAACCTTATCGGCATCAGCAGCAGCCTTTGCAGCTTCTCCTTTAGCCTTAGACACTTCAATTGTAGCCATATGCTCGGCTACTCCAGCCTGCTTATTAGCTTCAGCTGTCTTCTTACGAGCTTCAGACTCATATTCAGCAGTCCTAGCCTCCTTCTCTTGAACAGCTTTAATTGTCTCAGCCTCCTGATTCTGTTGAGCAGCAGCAATACGAATTTGCTTAGCTGATTCAGCTTCTTGTTCTTTAGCAGCTGCTTCCGCTTTAGATTTAGCCATATTAGCTTTAGCTTGTGCATCCCATTCAGTCTGTTGAGAAATTGCAATAGACTCCTGCTCTGCTACCTTAGAAAGCTTCTCAGCGTTAGCTTTAGCTACTCCTACTTCCTGCTCTTTCTGTTGATCTGCAATAGCAATACGTTGTTCCTTCTGCTGCTCTGACAGTTTAACTTCCTGCTCCTTAGTAGTTTCGGCTAATCTAATTGCTTTATCCTTATTAGTTTCAGCAATAGTAGTCTCTTGATCCTTGAGAGTAATAGCAATGGCTACTTTCTGGTCTCTAGTAGTTTCAGCTACTTTAGTCTCCCTTTCCTTAGTAGTAAGGGCAATTTGAATTGCTCCTTTCTTCTCTTCTTCAGCAATAGCAGCTTCTGCCTGTGCTCTAGCCTTAGTAGTTTCTTTCTGACCCAAATTCTCAATATAATTAGCAGCATCCCTGATGTCACTAATATTGATATTAATCAGATACAAACCCAATTTGTTTAATTCAGTATTAATATTGTCTCTGGCTTGAGTTAAGAACTTATCTCTATTAGAATTAAGTTCCTCAATTTCCATAGAAGCCACAATAAGCCTCATTTGGCCATATACAATGTCTGAAATTAAACTCTCTTTATCTGTATCATCAACGCCAAGCAATCTATTAGCAGCATTCTGCATAATTAATGGGTCTTGGCTGATTGCTACAGTGACTGTAGTAGGAACAGTAACACGAATATTCTGGGCTGATAATGCATCCTTGAGAGTTAAATTCAACTGAATAGGACGCATTGACATTACTTCATATCCCTGAATGATAGGCCATACAAATGCAGCTCCACCGTGATACACTCTAGCAGTTTTAATTTCTACTTCCCTGCTAACTTGGTTCCCTTTGGCATCAAGTTCATTTACCTTCTCTTTGTGAGAACCAGTTTTACCATAAACTACTAATAGTTCATCAGATTTACATTTACGATAACGAGATAAAATCCCAATGATAGTAATAATTGCTATTAATACAATTACTCCTACGATAATTAATGTTGTCATTTCCATCTTATGAGTCTTTAATCTATGTACAATGTGTTATCCATAACCTCACGAATTGTAACCACTTGATTAACCGCATATGAAGTACCTGAAATAGAAACGAGTTCTACTTCTCTAGATGCTCCACTTATATTTATAAAAGCTAAATAGCGTTTATCATCTAAGCGAACATATATTCTAGCTGGTCTTCCTGCTAAGTATACAAGAGGTTCGTCGGTTGGAAAGTTCTGTAATTTCATACAGAATTTATATAAATGATACAGCATAAACACAAATACAAGACCTATAAAGAATCCTATTAACCAATCAATCCAGGTTATCTCATAACCTAGTAGTTGTTTAATAGAAGTCCATCCTCCAAATCCCATCAGGAAATGAATAAGACCTTTAAATGAAACAACATCACCAATGTCGAAATCGGCATCTCCATCGAAGTCCACATCAACATCAAGTTCACCTGCAACCCATGATATTATGAATTGCAAGATAAAGATACCATAGGCAACACCACCTATGATATAATACACATCACTCATCTTGTTAATAATTTAATCTGTTAATAAATAGTGGGGCAGAAGGGAATCGAACCCCCAACGCCAGGTTCTTCAGACCTGCGCTCTACCATTGAGCTACCGCCCCATATTGCCTACACATACGTCTTCACTGGATTTTATGCTTTATTACGCCAGTTGCTTTGGACAACCTAAATCCTTCAGTGCTGTACAATCTTAAAGGCGCCATACAGACTGCCATCGCACCTACTCCCATTACCGTGTCACGCAACGTATCCACATCCACCTCTAGGACTTTCACCTAGACCACATCCTCGGCATTATAGTATCTTAGTGAATAATAAACAATGAAACAAACTGGAAATTAATTTTAAAGTTAATATTATGTCTATAAGATACTAAGGGTGTTATGTCAGAATCGAACTGACGACCTCTTGAACCACAATCAAGTGCTCTAACCAACTGAGCTAATAACACCATATATAGTTACTCATTCTCGTAACCTTCGCGCACTGCATTTGCAAATACTTGTTTACACATCTCGTATTCTAGAATGGCTAGTGCTAAGTCTTCTCCTACGTCTTCTACAAACTTGTCTCGGTTATCAGTCTCGTCAAGTTCGTTTAATACCGCTATCAAGTATTCTAGTAGTTCAAGACATCTATTGTAGCTTTCCCCAACTTTATTAATAATGGCTATCCTATCATTGCTTCTCTTATAGTACTTATGGGTTGAATAATTACAGTATAACACTACTAATGCACATATAAGTGTAGTAGTAGTGAATGCTTCATTTATATAACATAAGATACTGTGAGTTACAGTAGCAATTAATACAACTGTATTAGCATAAAACATCCAATTTAAAGACTTGAGAGCTTTACGGTGTGATAATAAATTATCAACCTCTTCTTTTACCTCGTTAAGCGATTCTAATTCTTTTTCATACTGTTCACATGATACTTCAAGTAGTTCTTCACTCATATTATTCAATTTAGTTTAATAGTGGACCGTGTGAGATTTGAACTCCTCCTTCATCTTGCAAGGATGATGTGCTCCCGGATTACACTACACAGCCCGTATGTAGCCACACTATCGTAGGGCTATCAACTCTCAACGTCCGATTGCTTACGGAAGGTTATTTACCGGTCTAATAACCTATTATTCATTTTATATGCTTTGTTACTTCTTAGTTAAGTACCTGTACACATCTTCGCTACTACTAGATACTACGATCATTACACCTATCCAGGAGCTAACTACAAACAGTGTCAGAACTAGTAACATTCCATAGTCGAACTCGTAACGTTCTTTATTTCTTTGCCTTACTTTGTACTCAATAATTAATCCGATTATGGTACGTAATAAAGCAGCAATGCATCCAGCCGAATAAATCCATAAGAACAACATACTACTTCTTTCTAAACATCACTATACCTGGAGATACAAATACTATAACTGCAACAACACCAATCCATGAAGTTATTACAAGAGTTAATTCCATTAATAAGTCACACAAGTTGTAAGTGTAATTAGAATTTCTCTTATAGTCACGATATTCATAGAAACACACAGCCATCAAAGCAACTACACATCCGATAATATAAATAATCAGCATCATACATTTTTAATTATTAGTTAATAAGTACCCCGACTGCGATTCGAACGCAGATTATGGGGTTAGAAATCCCAGGTTCTATCCCTTGAACTATCGAGGCATTAACAGAAGACATTGTAATCATATGTAACATGACACCTGCTGTATGTCTTCTTAGGCGATACTATTTTATGAACATAAAGCTATCAGTTCTTTAGTAGTCCTTTTATATTGCAATCTGTTATATCTTTCTCCCTTACATATTGCACAACTACAGGGAGTACTCATGGTTTTAAACCTAAAGGTATTCTTAGCATTATAAAGTTCAGTCCAGCTTATTGCTTTACGCCACTTATTACTGCTACAGATATACCAATGCGGAAATGACCGTTTAATCCTAGTAATATACTTCTGGTCTTTCTTTAGGTTCCTCCACAATTTGTTTCTGTGAATTCTTGATTCTTTCATGTTTAGTTCTTCCATCGTCTCGTCCACTGATATTAACAATGTCCTGACCTGGATTGTAACCAGTACCAATGAATTTCTTCATATCTAGTCCCGATAAATTGATTGTCTTCATACGATAATTAAATTTTAATAGTTAAATACACTGTGATACTTTAGCCAATCTCTATAAGCTTTAGCATCCATGTTATAGGAATAATTCCAGTGAAACCTTCTCAGCTCCTTAATAAGTTCTGTTCGTATTTCATACGTGAGACGCACACCAGGTGCTGTATTAGATATGTAGAATTGTTCTTTAACAAATGAGAAATACCCGTATAATATAGGTGTGCGCTTTCCCTTAAACTTATTAAGTAGAATAGCATGCAAACGGCTGTTATCCTTGCTGTACTTCGTTGGATATAGTGTCACGTTCATTGTCTAATATAGCAACAGCTAGACTATAACCATTATATAATGTCCCAATAAGACGTTTAAGTTTCTTCTTTATCTTCCTAGGAAGTTTTGGAAGATTAACATTCATAAGCTCTTCAGCTTCTTTATGTCTGGCTCTAACAGCAAGTTCTAAGTTCTCAGGGACATCTTCGGAATCAAAGAATGCGTTCAATACCGGCTCCTCTGGTAACAATCTTATAACTCTGTAAGCTACTCTTGCTTTCTTATTGTTACTGAGCTGATCAACGTGTTTAAATTTCAATTTCATAATCTTTCATTAATAAATTAATAAGAGGAAGGACAGGGATTCGAACCCTGGGATCGCTGTTACACGACCAACAGTTTTGAGGAAGCAGTGGGACTCCAACCCACACATCACTGTTACATGATTACTGGTGCTTTTCAAGAGCACTGCCTTAGCAATTAGGCTTATACTTCCATTACAATGAAACTTTATATTTGTCCCATTTATCCGTAAGAGTTAGAGTACTTTTAACTGTAATCTCACTTGAAGGAATCTCGTACATATCGCCATTGACTACTACAATAAATAATATATCACATGTAGAATTATCAAAGTGTCTAATCTTTGATTGTCCAGAGGAGCCTCCACAATTCTTTAATAGAACTTCATAGTTGCCACTCTTTGATAGGTATTGAGTAGTTTTAACAGAAACTCTCTTCAGCCCATCTCTATCTATTGCTATATCATATTTTTGAGTATCATTTAAAGGAATCAGGACAGGAATACAATTAGTTGTATAATAAGCTATAGCTCTACCCAGCCCTAAATTGCCTTGATGTGATTTGTAGTCGCTTTCCCAAGCGTTCATTTACATAACATTAAAAATTTCTAACTGTTTATCTAACCGTCGCATTAAACCGACTCTGCCACCCTTCCATTAATAAGAGAGCATCTATCTTTCGATTACATACTCAATGACACTCTCCGAATTACTCCGGTCCTCGACAGTAGACCTTTACTGTTTAGCTAAAGCTGTCGACACTTTAGGTTATCAGTTTCGCACGCCCTGCACGACTCGAACATGCAACACACCCAGTTTTGGAGACAGGGGCTCTACCGATTGAGCTAAGGACGCATTTTAGTTACCAATCCTGAATGATTGTAAGGAACATTACTATAAAACCCGCTGTACCTACAGCAACTCTGCCATCTTCATTTAGTGGAGAATACACTGCTATTAGAATTAATACAAATCCTAATAATAGTTGTAATATAAACTTAACATTTCTCATAATCACGCATCTCCAGAATTAGCAATCCACATGATGTATATGATCATAATCACACCTACGACAAATTCTGTTAACATAATCAAATACGTTTAAAATTAAACATTGCGGCGAGTGCAGGATTCGAACCTGCGACCAATTGGTTAACGGCCAACTGCTCTACCACTGAGCTAACTCGCCATTTAAATACTAAACACCATCTAGCATTATTAAGAAACCTATAATGGCTATCATAGAACCAATTATGATTGGAACTCCTATAATATCTCCTAAGTTTACTAGTATTGGCAACAATAGAATCATGCATCCAATTAGAAACATGATAAGTCCTTTAATAAATCTGTGTGTCATAAAATCTATATATTTCCTACTGACAGGCGGCAGCATGATTATCCATGCGGAATTATCATGCCTGTGGGAGTCATTACATAAGTCTTAGAGACTTGAATGAAATACCACTTAACTGCTTTCTTAATTAACTTAAATAGTTTCATAATAACTCAGTTTTAGTCAGTAAATTAATAATCTAAAAGGAAACCACTCTATCTTCACAGACCGAGTGGTCGAATACAATTTGCACTTCAAGTTGCTTAATTAAAGCATTCCTAGTGACTCCGCAGGGACTTGAACCCTGTTCTATAGATTAAAAGTCTATAGCATATCCATACATGCTCCGGAGTCATCCTACAGAAGACAGAATTAAATCACACGAATAAATTGGCGGTTGCCAAGTCATGAAGTGCTGACGTCTTCTTATATTTCACTAAATCGAAGAGTGGGCGCTCGGATTCGAACCGAGGAATACAGATTTTGCGGACCTGCCTATTAAGCCACTCTAGCACGCCCACATGTCAATGGACTAATGTGAGGCGAAAGTGAAACGGTTTAATCATTAAGGTCTTAATGATTGGATCTAGTGAAACTAAATAAACATACAAATAAATCGTCTGGGTAGCCGGGTACGATCCGACACTCTCTAGCTCCCAAAGCTAGCGGATTAACCTATTCTCCTATACCCAGAGTGCGGAAGTCTAAATATGCTTGACATGGGTTATGCTGTAAGACTTCCTATTAATTCGAAATCAAGACGTGGGCAAGATAGGACTTGAACCTATGACCCCTACTTTATCAGAGTAGTGCTCTAGACCTACTGAGCTACTTGCCCATCCACAGAAGACGCTACCAATACTAATCATATAAGAGGCGTGTGCTGTACGTCTTCTTAAATAAAATAATCATTTATGGATTATATGGTTGCGGAGATGGGAGTTATTGTGCATATTCCCATCTATATCCGTATGCTGTCTTAGTCTTGTGCTTAGCTGCATTAGAGATATGGCTTCTAACACCTCCGTTATATGTCTTAGCATAACCGTTATCAACACACCAATGTGCTGCATCAGCTACGCTATCAAACACTTGCACAAGCATATCTTCGTTGTACTGTTCTATCTTTACTGGAGGTTTACAGGAGCCACAACGTGACTTGCTATTATTGTGAGACCTCTTAATGTCCTTCACTACTTTAGACACTGTGTCTGGATGACATCCTACTATTTTAGCAGTATCTTTCATCGAATGTCCAGCAGCGTAAAGCTCACGAATTTCATCATAGTTCCAAATAATAGAACCATCTCCACCGGTAGTGGCATTATAACCATTACCATAGGTTTTAAATTCATTTATCCAGTAAGTTTCTCTTTCGCTAGATTCCTTTGACGAGCACTCTTCGAGCATTTCTATGCTAAATGAATCAATTCCATATTTATTCATGGCTCTATACAAAGGTCTATCTTTACATCTCTCCTTCTTATAATCTCTACAGTGTTCTTTCCATCTCTTACTAACGGATGAAGTAGTTTTACCTATATACTTCTTTCCATTTACATGGTTAGTTATGCAGTAAATATAAGACATCAAGCTTTAGTCGAATTAGCGTTACCCGAATCTCACCACGTGGAGGTTTCGACTATGAGATTCTTGCGGAGATGGGAGTCGAACCCAATATAACTAGCTTATGAGACTAGTATGATTTATATATCCGTTTCATTCCTCCGCAAAGTGCTCCATACAGGATTCAAACCTGTGACACGTAGGTTTAGGGTCTACTGTTCTATCGCTGAACTAATGGAGCGTGTGGCAATGCTTTTAAGGTGCACCGCCAATTCATCCTACTACTTACCCCCGTAAGACCAGTTGCAACATGCTAACTGCTGTGGAGCCTTGTTTCAGTAATTTCCTACTAATTTAAGTTTCTTGAACATACGACCATCATCTTGTAATGCGATTGCTGTTAATTGGTTATTAAGGTCTGGTTCACGGAACATAGAGTAATCCTTATTAGTAAGGTCTAATCTAACTCTCCATTTATCCAAGTCAGCATATAAGTAGATTAAGTAGTTATTGTTCCAATTCTGATTAGGATGTTCCAATAACCACTGTGCTACTGCATGACCACCTTGTACACAACCATAAACTACATCAAGCTTCTGGTCTATCAGCACATACAGTCTCTTCATCAGAATATGCATCAATTAGTGAATCAACTCTACTCACAAAGTATTTCCATGTTTTCTTTGAGTAATCTCCACCGGAGCAACCATACCAGCCGTTGAATTTTAATTTCTTCCAAGAATCTAATACTTGCTTGTAATAAGCTTCTTGTGCATCCCCAACCAGTTTATGTTTTAGAATGTAATAAGCTACATACATTGCATGTAATAAACCTCTGTTACGATATACTTCTGATTGATGATTAATTCTTTTAGCGACCTTCTGTGCTTTTACTAATTCGCTAATTTCTCTTTTAAAATCGTTAATTGTTGCCATAATAATTAGTTGTTAATAAGTTAATAAAATTGTAATTTCTAAATAACGGACTAACTGTTATGGTGGTTTGTAAGAAATCTACCGCATAATCATTTCCTTTTAAATTGTTTGCACATGTTAATAAACTCATCTTCCGATTCGCATATAATCGGATTTATTTCCTTAATAAAATCCTCCTGATAAGCTTCTTTGGACAAATCACCTATCCCATCAGGGTAAACACCATGCACGTCATAAGCCATATTGGATTCCCAACAACAGAGCCAATCAGCTTCTTTAAACGATGAACATATACATACACTTATTCCAGATTGCTCTAACCTTTGTCTAAGTTCTGGAGTATTACTTTTAATAATACAGCATTTACTCATCACTCACTTTCACTGACGAATGGAGTCCAACTAAGACTAAGTGACTCTACTGTGTTATTGTCACTAATGGCAGTGGCTCTAGCAGTAAAACCTCCATGACCGACATTATATGCAAATACATCAGAAGTGTCATCTAAATGTTTATAAAATTCCGGATCAAGTAATATGTCAATGACACTCTCTGCTGTCTCTCTCAACAATTTAGCAGTCAGGAATTTACCATTCCATGATACTGAAGCTGCTATAGGCGAGGAGGCCAACTTATGGAAATCACAAGGCTGATTGACATCTATGTATAGATTATATATTTCCAATATCCTCTCGAAATCCATACCGTCTAAACATTCATTTTTAATCTTTTCACTTACACTGTTCATAATACTTCAAATTTAAAACGAGAGCGGGATAACAGAATCGAACTGTCATCTTCAGCTTGGAAGGCTGTTATAATAACCATTATACGAATCCCGCAGTTTACTTCTACTATTCTCACGAACCATAGAAGGGTTTGCTGAGCGAATGCTCAACAGATGTTGTATTTAATTATCGCAGTGTGGGGTGGGCCCGGGAGGACTCGAACCTCCAGTCCAATTAAGGAGTAGATTTACAGTCTACGCGGCTACCAATTACCGGTTACGTGCCCAAATCACACAATCCATATTAACTGATGAATTGTGAGTGCAAAGATAAGTAATCCTTCTCACATATAAAAGTTAATATGTATTAAATACAACATGGGGAAATTTAATTGGATATAGACTTACTATCTTCACAGACTGTAAGCCTTTATGACCATTTCCAATAGTTGCTGTTTTAAGTAGTAATGGCAATGACACAGATGCAACTATCGGAAATTCTTTATGAGTAATTTAAAACTACAGTAATAATAGTCAGCTAGGTGGGATTCGAACCCACACCACTTACAAATTATGTAAGTCTTCTAACTTAAATTACTAGCCTTACCGCTCACAGGCATCATTCAAATAAATCCCATCTAATAGATTAGATATGTAATTAGACTGTCTTTGATTTGTAATGCACTTCTGATTACATAAGGAATTTAATCTTCTAGCCTTGTTGAGTGGACACAGTGCGCTTATTATAAATTGGCTTCTCAGCCTTTGCAGGCTTACTCTGCACGCTTGCATTCTTTCTCGGTGTGTCCTTCTCTAACACCATCATATTCAAGAGTTCTTGATTCATCATGTAATCGAACAACTCTTTAGGCGTACTAGGATTCTGGAATCTCTTCTCTCCGGTTATAAATCCAGCAGTGGGCTGACTTAATCCGTTAACAAAGAAACAGTTAGAAACATTGCGAATCAATTCAACTTTAGGCTTAGTCTGTTTAGAGGCTAAATGCCAAATAATTAATTTGAACTGTTTAACAAACTCTTTGCTAAATCCAGCTTTTAAGAGTTTAGATTTAAATTCAATGAATTGTTCACTGGTGTTTCTTAAATGTCCCAATGCTCCGCTAATTACCAAACAGCCATTTGGAAATTCACCTTCCCGAATTCCTCCAGATTTAATAGATATAAGCATATCCGCAATCATAGACAGAGTTGGACTAGTTACTAAGGCTTCCTCAGTATCTGAAATCCACTTACTAGTAGGAGTTGTACCTTCCCACTTACGTAAATCACATCTATTGTTGGCAAATACACCATACATGCCAGAGAACGCTACAGGCATTAATTCGGAATGATACATAGCATAAGCCTTACCAACACTATAAGCAGAAGTTTCAGTAGCTTCTATCTCAGAATAAGCAGAATTACTAATGTCTCTAATTACTAATAGTGGTGATACTTTCTTTAGCTTAGCATTCTTCACGAATGTATTAAAACTAACATCTATAGAAGAACCCATGAATTCTGGTACGAACTCTGCAATTTTATCAAGCCCAAATGGCTTAAATAAATTATGCACAAATCCGTCATTACAGGGCTTTCTACGAGTCTTCAGCCATTTCTGATACTTCTCTGCAAGACCTTGTTGTTTGAGGAATTTAGAGCCTACTAGCAGTGCTAGAGCCTTTCCTGGAACTGTATCAAAGTCAATGTCGAGTAATTTCTTATGGCTTATTAATTGCTGCCATTTCATAACTGTACCGCTGTTCTTCATCTTTCTATACTTACGATAAGATGAATAGTCTCCTTCCTCTTTCGGTTTACCATAAAGGCCTTCAGCTAGATATTTAGCAACTATGTTACGGGCTTTCGCCTCGCCTGTCTTACATATAGTATTAGCTCGAACTCTAGGAAGATACTTCTTTACTAAGTCACATGTTTGCCCTTCTACTAAACCAGCATAAATAGTCTTTCTAAAGAAATCCCAATTTAGTCTATGCTTGTATCCATGTAATTGAGCATCCATTACTAACATATTAATAAAGTCCTTCCAGCATCCTGCTGCCGCAAAGTAAGGCATATTGGCATGGAATGTAGATTTATGATATGTTGCCAACCACATCATTCTTAATAAACCTTCATTCTTTAGACCACCTCCTCGCTGTGTGTCTAAGTAAATAACTCCATTAGGAGTAACTACTCTACATTTACGTGTAATAAGTCTTACATAGGCAGTAAATTTGACACACAGCTTTGGATTGGCCTTCCACAGTTCATACATATCTTGACTAACGTCTTCATAAGAACGTGGTTCAAGATAGTGCGCAAGGTTTACGAATTGGTCCACAAATACTTTAGTAGGATTTGTATACCTTCGTCCCCCACCTTGAGAGGGCTTAGAGCAAGCCTTTTTAGGCCTTTCATTCATTTCCATCTTGTAAAATTAAATTAGCAGGTTAATCTGAGAGTTCTTTATTCTAATTGATAAAATGGGACACATAGACATTGAGCCAGCTTAATACAACTCGCTACTTACACACTACATGCCCCATATCAAATGAGGAAAGAGGTTCACTTGATGACCTATCTACGTGCTGATTATAACGTAGACCGTGCAGATTCTCTCTTACACAATACTATGATGGACTCAAACCATCTCCACCCCTAGGTGAACTTTCCGTTATTCGAATAGTACAGGTTTCAACTCTTTATAACGCCTTTAAGTCAAAGTATACTCCGGAATATACTCTTAGTTCATCAGACCAAGTTTGCGCTTAGAATTATCTAAGATTAAGTTACCCTATTAAATATGCAATTTGTAAATCTACGGATGTCCCGTTGTCTTCTAGAGTAACCGTTGTGGATATTGTTTCCAGTTGACCATTATTAACGATAGCACTTCTAATCTCATGTGGAGACTCAATGTGCAGATAGCCTTTACCGTCCCAAGCAGGTATATAACCTCCTCTCAAGATATTCTTGGAGGGAATGCTCTTATAGTAGAAGTCAGCTGTTCTATAATGTGCGAATGATACAGTGATTGGAACATCAGAAAGGTTGCCTATAGTAAAACCTCCCAATACAGTTGCCAATTTAGTAACCTTCTCAACATAAGAAGTTCTGCCAACTACTTGCAAAGAAATCTTCAAGCCTGGAGCGTAAAACTGCTTAACTCTGGAATTAATATCCTTTAGTGTTTGAAGTGATTGCAGTTCTGAGATGTCAATATAATCCTTCTCAGATTCTTCATCGCCAAATACACAAGCTACCGAGATTGGCAGGCTTTCATTTATAAAGTCTGTAATCCTAGCAATTGCTTTGGTTGTGATTGGCTCATTTCCCATTCTAATTCTATTCGTAGCATATAAGATATGCGCTACAATATCTTGTAAGGGAAGTGATTGATTCTCTTTAGCGAAATTGCTGTCCATATCATATAGATACTGACAGATGTGCACCCCAAATTGGGATTGACTACTAATTGTTAATTTCATAAACTTGCTATCTTCATATACATATTAAACCATGCTTCAGTAGTGTCCTTGGGCTCTTCCCAAGTTGCAGCTCTTCTTTTAAGTCTTACTATGAACTTAGTAAAAGGAATGCCAAGTCTTGTACGTGCTTTCATCCAACCAGTACTGTGGTCTCTAGCGTATACAGATTGAGTTCCTAATACTTCTGAGATTAATGACAATTCATCCATCATAGCCTCTCCTAATTCTAACTGAGTTTCGTTAATTAATAACTTACCGTTGGAGAATGCAGTATTTAAAGATGCTCTTGTCCTACCTCCAGAAAGAAGACTTAAGCCAGCTTGTACCATATACTCACCATTACGAATAAATATAGATGGATATTTATCCATAAACTGTTTTAGTATCATATACGGTTCTTTCTTCTCATATACATAAGACATAAGTTTGTCATGTGCCTTCCATCTATTCTGAGTATTATTAATGAGACGGGCAGTTTCTAATGCAGATTCGTCGGCATAGAAGTATACTCTTAACGTAAATGGAATATTCCTTTTAAGACATTCCAAAGCAGCTGCAAGTCTGTGATTACCTTCAGTTACAAATCTGAAAGGAGTTGATACTAGAATAGGAGGAATATAATCCTTGTTTTGATAAGCTTTTACTAAGTCCTCAACCTTCTTAGGTTTGATTTCTCTGTTTCCGGGTAAGAACCTCAAAGCCTCGATAACCTTTCGGTTATCATTAGTAAGAACATAAACGTTCTCTGTGGTAACTCCATTTAGAAGTTTACCAAAATCAATGTTACCTCTTTCCATGTCAAAGTGATTTAATTAGTTAATAAGTGGACCATCGCGGACTCGAACCGCGGTCTTCACAACTCTAAATAATAAGATTACGTGTGTCTCTATTTTATTACATCAGCTGTTGAGTTCAGCATGTAGACAGTTTTATTAGTCTTATCCTGGAACCAGGTAATTAGGCTGTAATAGCCAAACCAGTACGCCAAAAGCTAATTTACAAACTACCAAACTTAAAGGTTCAGAAGCTGACGCTTCCAAACCTGGACTGACCGAAGTCGTCCCTCCACCACTCCATTTACGTTGGAGAACGTCTATTTGTAGCCCATAGATAGGCAGTGGAGATTTCAGCTCTACTAACCTTTGGCTTTCAAGTTAATGCATCTAAGCTTCACTGTAACCTGTAGGTACTATGATTCTTCCCCGAAGGTCTCGTTATAACACTTAGATACAAACCTCTTCTGTTTCTAGGTCTCCCCATTAACCCGACTTAATCAATAGGATATCGATAAGCCACAGCTTACGCTGCCATTCTTACTTCAGTGTTGCCACTTGAAATTTGTGTATCATTTTATAAGAGTTGGTACGAACTCTACACGTCTTACTACCCAGTCATCATGAATCAATTCCATGTATGGCCCATAGTAGCATGATTATACTCTCATGCCAGGAGTGGGAAACAACCCAAAGCTTTCAGTATCCTCCTGTGCTACTGGCGTACCCATTTCAGACTTAAAAGCTTATCAATGAATGAAAAAATGAATAGCACTGCAGAATGTTAACGGAAGAACTCTTTAAGCAACTCACATTGCTCATTCATGAACTTCCGTCTAACACTAGCACTATTAAAAGAAATAAAATGATAATCGAATCGAGATGTTATTGGAATTATATTGTTACCACATCTAGTGACGCAGTATTTATAAGTTCCATCCTCCCAGTCAGGTTTCCAACCTTCGTTGTACATATCAAGAGCAGTCATTACTGCATTGAATATTTCGGCATGTGACATCAAAACGGGTATTGTACGTTAGATTGTTTACGCATCCAGCTATATACTATAATCTCTGGTTGTATATCCTTAATAAGTTTAATGCAGGATTCATAAGACATCAAAGTGGTTATTACAGAAGGATACTTAGAAGTATATACCCACTCCTCAATAACTTGTTTCATGTCTATATGCTCATCATAAGGCCATTTAAGCTCTGCTTCAATATTGTCTCTAATACGTTCTAGAGACACATAGAGCCTAATACCATACACATTAGTAATAAGGAACTTAAGCAGCTCCTTGTTAAATTTGTCTACATCACATATAAGGATGTGAGAACCTTCTATAACTTTATGCATAGTTAATAAATAAGAGAGGCAGAGTGTTTCACAACATGTCTGCCTTAGATTTGTAACATATTATTCAGTCATTAGATTAGAGTCCATGTTTAGCCTTGAATAAAGTATCAAATACTTCTCTTAGTTCGGATACCGCTTCTGGAGCTTCAATACCGAGTTCTTTCATCTTATTCTTAATGACGTCCTCACGGAAGTTCTTGGTCTCATCCATTGCCTTCTCCAAAGCTTTGTCAAATGTATCCGGATCCAATTTCTTTAAGAGTTTAAGTATATCAATGCCTGATTTCTCAGTAATATCATTCATTCCAAAGTGTTCCTTATAGGCATCTATACTTGCATCCAGTCTGTCAAATGCCTTTACTAACATGGCAGCGTCTTCTTCAGTAATATCAAAACCGCCATTCTTGTCAGTAAGTTCAGGGCTTTGGATACAAGGAGGCTCACTCATTTCCAGACAGAATACAGGCTCGTTATCCTCTCTAAGGATATATACCGTATGTTTGGTATCTTTTGTGATACCTTCTCCTACTCCCCATGAAATACCTTCCTTGAATGATTCTACTTCATCAAGAGCTCTAGCCATATGAGATTTAATTTCTCCTATAACTTCCTCATAGTTGCGTTTAGGAGTTTCATCCACTTGAGGTCTTTCTGACGCTAAAATTTCTTCTAATGTTCTCATTTCTTGTTAAATTTATTAATTGATTTACTATCTGGCATATACCAGATACCTACGGCTGTCACAATCATAATGGTTGCTGTGATTAATGTAAAATCATCAGAAGCCATACATAACATAAATATAACACCTAATGCTAGTATTATATCTATAATAATATTATCCACCTTCATAATTATTAGTATTGATTAAGAGTGACACTCCACCGCCTGCCCTCGGTGAAGTGTTTCGTCGCAATTTCCAGCGACTCATCAGACTCTCTTTAGATGGAAAGAATGCTGATCAGATAGTTGTAATTAGAGATATCTTGTCACAGGCTATCTCTACAGCTATCATAGGTTTATGATGTACCTTGTGAGTAACATCAATTAAAGCATTCTCTACGTGTTTTAACTGGTCTCTATTACTACCAAGACCTAATAGAACTGCATCATCCTTGAATGAAATGGATTGGTGATTTACATTAACCACCTGTCCATCATTAAATTGTATTCTAGATAACATCGCCAATCAGTTTAAACAGTCCTTTCCAGAAATATCTAGGAAAGTCACCAGTAAATTTTACATACGTAGCCTTATCATCAGACTTATAGCAGATTCTGACTCTATGGTGATCAATGAATGCGTAGTGAGCAGAACCGTCAGCTAATTCAAACATAGCTTTGCCGAATTGGGCCATATTGACAGGTCTCCACTCACTGCTGGTCTCCCTATTATAAGAATTGAGAACTGCGTCAGCTGTAGCATCAGTAGGAATACCAGTTCGCATATCAATGATAACACCGTTATGTTTAGCTACTATGTAATTACCTTTAAAGTTAAAGTATAATTTCATATTTTTATTTGGTTACATGAACATCACATGAAGGATATCCGTGAGATTCTAAGACTTCAATAATATCACCAGATGTAAGTTCCTCATCATACAGATTTGGAACATATTCAAACAGTCTAGCATGTATATCATCCTCGTCTCTGATGTTGTCTATAATAGCCTCACGAATGTTCTTAGTAAGTATTTCCTTAAATTCTTGCATCAGTTGCCCTTTAGTACCGTAACGAGTAGTACCTATAAAAGTGTTGCAAGTATAAGAGAATACATTAAAATTATCAATAAGTTCTCTGAGAGCGTGACGCATCTTATTTGTTGCCTTAGTCCTTAATGAGGCTACTAATTCAGATTCCTCTGGAGACAAGTCAACCTCGATACGTCTATTACCTACATAAGCTTTAGTGTAATCCAAACTGAACTCCACTATAAGCCTTCTGCCATTCCTTGCAACTCCTACTAAGCTGAGACAGTCGGTTATTCTATTACAGCCAATTTCAGCCTTATCAAAATGAGCGTTCTCTGGCACCTTTGCATCTGTAAGGTTCATAACAGCTAACTCTACCATTTCCTCCAATATCTTTCTGGCTGCACCAAATTCAGAAGATTTCTCAGCTTGTTCATTCTGCTGCAATAAAGCTTTGTATTTATCTACATCTATCATAATTATTTTACTTATATGTTATAGTATACGAAGTAACAGACATGTTACAAGTATTTAATTTGTCCACCTGAGTTCCAGTTCTTTTAATATAAACCTTATATGGACCAGTTAGTAATATTTGACCTAAACACTTGGCTTTGAATGTATCTAATGGCATTGACTTATTATCAAACCATACAGTAGCATCCTTCATAAGTGAACCAGTCTCTAGGGACATGAGTTTATTCATATAATAATCCTCTTTAGCCTTCTTTATTTCCCATAGGTCTTCATTGGGATCAGTAATAAAGGTATTTAGATTACCGATTTCAGAGATTGGTATTTCTTTGACTACTACAATTCTTCTAGGGCTGTTAGGATTAACTACTTCGAAGCGGATAGTACTGCCAAACGCCGTGGATAAGTCTACTAATGCCTTCTTAGTAAAGCCACTAAGTCCAGCTACTCTAAAGAGTTGATACCGTAAGTCGAGGACATCTGTCTTCCATATGCCAGGTTTGTAGTCCTTACTAGCTGCTACTTCAATCATACCTAGCCACAGTAATCCTTTAGCTGCGAGGATTGCATTAGCTTGGGTTACATTAATAACAGCATAAAGCTTGTCATTAATAAATAATGCTCTCTGATTAGGTTGTAAGGGCTTTGAAGATCTCACTTCTATGCCATAATTATACTTTAAGAACAACTTACTTGCTATCCAAGAATCCATTCTTGTTCTATCAGCTATTTCACAAAGAGCCTCTTTATATGCATCACAAAGGTCTTGCCATAAATCTTTGCGTTTTAATACAGTCTTAAGACATTCTAAGTTCTCATTGAAACTATTCATAAATAAATTGGCAGTTAACCTACTCACTGCCAGGTTTTAAATATTTATTCTTCTTCGTCCAAATCAGACATGTCATACTCTTCCCAGTTCTGCTGTTCTAAGAACGGCATTGACATATCCATTCCAAATGATGTGTTAATTCCACCGAAAGAAGCAGGCATTCCACTAATACGCTCTTCAAAGAACCAGAACGTATCATCCACTTTAGCGGCATACATATATTTGCCAGTTTCATCATAATCATGAAATGACTTCTCTACGTGCTTTGGATAATAAACTTTGATAGTGGGCTTAGTGTGCATTGCTTGTGCAACTGAAGATGATGGATATTGCAGTATAACTGCAACCTTACCATTTACTCTAGTAAGGTCTACAATCATGCTTTTGAAGGGAGCAGTGTTAACTACAATACTATAGTTTGACTCTCCAACTTCATGCTTATCTGGGTCGAAATCCGTCTCAATGGAATAGAACCATTCCATAACCTTCATTGCATAATTCTTGTGTTCGATGTTATATTTTTGCTTAGACATACTTTATTTAATGAGTTTACCTATACACTCACGAGGTTTTAGTGAAATATTTAATAATAGCTACCTCAGCCGTTAATTTTGATTAACATGTCATTGTCAGAAAGGATATCAAGTTGCACTTGTTCCTCAGCCGTCATGATAGATTCTGATTCCTTTGAGCTCCATGGTTCCAGATGACAAATCCAAGTAACCTTACCACTGTTGGAGATTGGTTGCTTGTAAAGCGATATCAAAGAATCAGGATGTTTCTTTGCATACGTCCTGCCAAATTTAATAGCATTGTAAGACTGAAGAGTAATTTTAAGTGGTGTTAATTTACCATTTACTAATTCAGTTACTAAGAAGAAATACTGTTTCATAATCTTGTACAACTTACCTATACGTTGTGAGGTTCTAATTGCTAATAATTGGTGACTAATTAGTTTCAGCTTGTTTAGCTTACTTATAGCATCGCCACGTAAAGGCTTAGTCATGATGCCGCTCCCATCACGGGAGAATGAATAATTTTAACTTACTGTATTTATTAATTTAAATTCAAACAATTTCATCTTCCTGTGCCACTATACTTTGAGTTGTTCCCTACAGAACTTTATCCACTTCTTATCCTTTCTATAATTATATGCATGAGTGTCCTTCTCTCCAAGAGTAACTATCTTAATCTCTAAAATAGTTACTTCCTCTTTATCAATATGAATTATCATTTTGTGGGATTGTAGATGAAACTTTCCTGTTCTTCAAATGTGATTTTAATGTGTTGCACACGCCAGTTTGCTGTTGAATGCATTACATCTTGTTGATATTTCACATGAGAGATTGCCTCTTCTCTAGTGTTATAACAACGCACAAATCTTTCATCTGTAGATACCCACCAACCCGATTGAATATTTAATGGATTCATAATCTTTACACTTACCTAATCAGTGTGAGGTTGAAAGTTAGTAAAATGCCTGTCTTTCCAGGCTGTCACACAAACTCTACGCACAACTCATGTTTGTGAAACACAAGCTATGGAACGTTCCTTTAGCCGATTACCCACACACCCCTACGTACAATGGTGGAACGCAGCTTTCGCTACGATTAACAACTCTAGCTTTCTTCCCCTTCTTGGTTCTCCGTCATTACGGTTTGTATTATTGAAAGCGTGGAGGAATGGTCCCCACATTACTACTTAAAGCAATGTGGTTTTACCATTATTTACTCGCAAATACATTTTCTTTGTGAGTCTATCATAGCTCTTGTACGCATTACTCGGCAGAGGAGCCTTACCGAAACCTACAATGTAGGACGCTGTTTAAAACTTAAAAATTAATATAATTAAAACAATCATGTGGACTCCTGCTTTAACGCATGAAGCAGGAACGTTTAACTTTTGGCACTACATACATTATGTCCGTTTTGTGATGTAGGGATTCTAAGTATTTGCAACTACTCAGAAGAGCTAAACCAGGTTGCCTATCCTTTACAGCGATAGGCGTTCTGTTTATTTATAACTGCATCCAACAATTACCATGCCAAGCAAATTCTGCATCACCGATTCTCATTCTCCACTCAGAACCATCATCAGTATAGAATTCATATTGTCTTCTGAAAGCTTCTTCACTTGAAATTGTTGTTGTATGTCCGTCTGACCAAATTATCTTATCCATAATTGTATATGTAACTAACCTTTACGTTACGAGGTTTTAAATTGTTAATCAGACTCCTGCATATAGCAGAAGTTTCGTCCAGTCTCATCAGTGATTATTTTATAGACTCCTGGTTGTCTTATTAACGCTTCTTCTTTAATTCTTGGAAACGCTTGCGAGCTTGTTCACCTTTAGAGAATTTCTGACATGTTGTGATTGTCATATTACCTGTAGATTCTTCTACATAGATAGTCCAATCAAATGCATGTGTGCCCATTAATGTAATGGTTCTTCCCCACTTATCTGTGATTTGTGCTCTTACTGAAGATGTGCAATTCTGTTTGTTGAAACGTTTCATAACTTTATACTATTTACCTATACATAGCGAGGTTTTAAGTTAATATCTTGTTATTTATTTGTCATCTCAGTTGTAGGAACTAACATATACTTTATTAGCTTATAAATGCCATATCCTACTTTCTGAATGGTAAAGTATCCAGTAGCGTTGTCAATGATAACTGGATTAAGATTATATCTTATTCCATTATGACTATATAGTTTATTGCTACGTACTATACCATACACAGTTTTTAATGTGAATTTATTGTTCATTTATGTAAATTTCTACATACTATGATTATGAAAGTAGAATATCAAAGCGTAATAAAAAGTAAGACACACAATACTGATATTGTATGTGTGCCTTACTTATAAAGCATTATCTTTCGATAATTGCCGTTACGTTAACATTCATGGGTGCACCGTCACGAGTTACGGACTCAAACGTTTCGATACGCTTAACTTCCAACTCTTTCCCCTTGAGTTGTTGCAAACCATCGTCTACCGTTCCGCCCTCAAAGTGTTTAAACACGGCTTTTGCTTTGTCGGCTTCGTCTAACAAATCAACGGGCGTTGTTCTTGCGCGTGTTTCTCTATCCACAAACACACGGTTTAAAGTAGATACAGCAAGGTTGCGGGCTTCACCGTTAACCGTAACAACAACTTGTAAGAATGGGTTACCGTTAACCATGTTTGCAGATAAAGAGCCGTCTGCCAACGAAATGTTATCGGGCATTTTGATAATGTCACCGACTTTTAAAGCCTCTGGATTTACACCCATACGGTTAAGAAGTTGGTTTACTGTTTGAGCCTTGATACCCAAATTTGCAGCCGCTTTGCGATTGATTTCTTTAACTTTACTTTCGTTCATAGTTGTAATAATTTAGTGAAACAAATAATAAATGAAGCGAAACAACAAAGATATAATCTTTTATTTTCCTCCAAAGATAGGTGAGGGGTGTTAGGGGTAACACGACTGTCGTATTCGAGATATATACCAAACTGTCGTGTTTGCAATATATAATATGATAACCCACCCCGGGAGTGGGAGGGGTATAAATATAGCACCCCGTACTACAGAGTGCGACATATACAAGATTTGCAATTTATGTACTAATAATTTACTATCTTTTATCTTGCACTTAGCTCAGTCCTAAGCGAATGCCAATTTCGGCAGCCGCGCCTATTATATGTACTTATGTGATGGTATTATAGTAATTATATATAGATTGCCAAATTTCAAGTTGGAATATATAATTATATTAAATTGGAATATAACTTGCAATCTATAGATCTTATTAATTGCAGGCTAGCCCCGCAGGGGCGCAGACTGCCACTACACCTACTACAGTTTCGAGTTGGCAATATAATATTATGGTAATTATAAATTATATT